ATCTGGTGGAACTGATGTTGTAGTATCATTTCCAATCGTACCAAAAAACGGCTCTATCTTTAAAGATGATCTCCTCGGAGTAAAACATCTTGAACTAGTAAAGAAAGCTCAAAAACATTGGGTTAATGCTGGTACAAATGAAGAGCTATGCGCTGACAAAGGTGTACGTCATAACGTATCAAACACAATCATTGTAGATGATTGGGATGAAGTAGAAAAGTATGTTTTTGAAAACAGACACTCATTCGCTGGCATCTCATTCCTTGCGATGACTGGTGATAAAGACTACAACCAAGCACCAAACACTGCTGTTATCGACGCAAAGGAAATGGTAAAGAAATATGATACTGCTGCTATCTTTGCGTCTGGTCTCGTAGTTGACGCATTAAAAGTATTTCCTAATCTCTGGCTCGCTTGTTCTACTGCACAAGGTTGGGGTATGGATATCTCTCTTGAGTCGACTGAAAACGCAGCAAGACAAGACTGGGTTCGTCGTTTCAAGAACTTTGCAGAAAACTATTGTGGATCAGATGCGACTAGAGCAGAGCATTGCTTGAAAGATTCTTATCTGCTTCATAAGTGGAACAAGATCCAAGCTAATCTAAAACAGATGTCGTGGCAAGAAGATCTCACTGAGAAGAAGTACACAGACGTTGATACGCTTGGCGCTGCAGCTTGTGCTGGTGGTGCTTGTGAAATCGACTTCTGATATTCCATCACCGTGCATAAAAGTATGTTGGATAGATAAAGGTAAATGTATTGGTTGTCATAGAACCCAAGAAGAGATTCGTGAATGGTTCTATGCAACCGATACTCGTAAACTAGAAATCCTCAAAAGGATAGAAAATGGATGAATTTATAGTTGAATGTGAAGAGTGTGAAAGCGTAACGTATGTCCTCTCTTATGATGAACCGAAATTCTGCTCAATATGCGGCAGACGAGCCGAAGTTGAAAAACGATCTGTTGATTTTGATGATGAATAAATACCTTTATGTGGTATTATGAAAACAAGGAATATGATGAGACACCAGAAGAATACCAAGGATTTGTATACCTTATCACAGAACTGGATACAGGTAAGAAATATATCGGTAAAAAGAACTTCTGGCGGCCGAAGGTATTACCAAAAAATTCTAAACGAGCTCGCCGAGTCAGAACCAGAGTGGAATCTGACTGGCGAGACTATTTCGGATCAAGTAAAGAACTACAGTTACTCGTCGAACAACGAGGAAGGGATAGTTATAGAAGGGATATACTTCGACTATGCCGAACAAAAGGTGAAATGACTTATTTCGAGGCAAAGGAACAATTTGATCGAGACGTTCTGTTTAGTGATGAGTACTATAACGAGTTCATTGGTTGCAAAATTCACGCAAAACATGTAAAAAAGTAGTTTACTTTTATAAGAAAATAGTATATAATAATCCTATAATTGTAAAGGATGTATTATGATTTTAGTTGATTTCTCTGGTATTTGTCTTGCCACTATTATAGTTAATAAGACTCTTGACGAACAAATGATTCGTCATATGACTCTTAACTCCCTTCGAATGTACAATAAGAAGTTTAGAGACAGTCATGGCGAAATGGTACTCGCATGTGACGGTCCAAATAATTGGCGTCGTAGTTACTTTCCACAATACAAAGCAAGTCGTCGTAAAGGTCGTGATGAGTCAACCTTTGATTGGTCAGAAGCGTTTCGTATTATGCATACGATTAAAGACGAGATCAAAGAAAACTTTCCTTACAGAGTTCTACACATTGACGGTTGCGAAGCCGATGACATCATCGGAACTCTTGTAGAACGTACTCAAGATTTTGGTAACTATGAAGATGTCATGATTGTATCATCTGACGGTGACTTTAAACAACTACAACGATACGATAACGTAAAACAGTTCTCTCCTATTCTTAAAAAGTTTGTAGTTGATGACAATCCCATTCTTAATCTTAAAGAAAAGATCTTAACTGGCGACTCTGGTGACGGTGTTCCTAATGTACTATCGCATGACGACACGTTCGTTAACGGTGACAGACAAGTACCGCTTTCAAAGAAAAAGAAAGAAGCTATTCTTGAAGATCTCTCTGAAGGCGAACTACTTTACGCCGCTTCTTGGTATCGTAACTGGTGTCGTAATGAAACACTTATCGATCTTACAAAAACGCCACAAGATCTCAAAGATAATATTATAAATAATTACGAACAACAGGATCCTTGGTCTAATAAAGGCAAAGTGTTTCCGTACTTAGTATCGAAGAGAATGAACAGACTAATTGAATCCGTGCAGGAGTTTATTTAATGAAACAATATGTATTTGAAGTTTTTGATGAAATGAATAAGAAAAGAACAAAGGCTGAAAAGATTGAAGTCTTAAAAGCAAATGAATCATGGGCCTTGAAGGACGTTATCCTCGGTTCAATGGATTCTAGATTTCAATGGAATCTTCCAGGAGGTTCTCCTCCGTATACTGCATCAACCGAGCAGAGTCATCCAGCAAACTTGCTAAGAGAGCACAAACAGTTTAAGTATTTTCTTAAAGGCGGTCCAGGTGATAAGTTGCCTGCGTACAAGCGTGAGAGTATTTTTATCGGAATTCTTGAAGGGGTGCATCCAAAGGATGCCGAACTCGTCGTTGGTATGATTAATAAAGAGACGCCCAAAGGTCTTACAAAACCAATAGTAGAGGAGGCATTCCCAGGTTTATTGCAAGGCTAGAGGGTAAACATTAACCTCTGGAGAAATCAATAATGGTATTAGCTCAGCTAGAAAGACTAAAGAAAGACGCAACCGAATTGGAAATCTACGCTAGGAAACTAGAAAAGAAAGGACAAGTAGATCGAATGCAGAAAATTCTAAAGAAGCAAGATTTCTTAAAACGTCGCATCGCTGAGGTTCAATATTCTACTTAAACGAAAAAATAGGAGTGTACATACCCTTGCCGATTTGTTATAATAATATTATGGTTATTCGGCAAGGGTATATATTATATCATGAATTTATTTGTACTAGATAATTGTCCAATCGTTTCTGCTATGTGGCAGTGCGACAAACATGTTCCAAAAATGATTGTGGAATCTGCTCAAATGCTATCCACAGCTCATCGTATACTTGATGGTACTATGGAAAAACGTCCATCAAAGTCTGGTAAAACTATGGTCAAGTACTACAAGCTTGACAATCAGTTCGAATCTCTATTATACAAAGCAGTACATCACAAACATCCATGTACAATATGGACTATGGAAAGTGCAGCTAACTATGACTGGCATTATCTGCACTTTGCAGCACTATGTCAAGAATACACATTCCGCTATGGTAAAATTCACAAGACTGATCGCGAACTACGCGAAGTACTTGAAACAAAGCCACTAAATATACCATATCGCAACGGTGAAATGACACCTTTCAAACTAGCAATGAAATCGAATCCAGAATGCATTGAACTCGGTGATCCAGTCAAAGCATACCGTGCATTCTATCAGACTAAACAACATCGCTTCAATATGACATGGACGAAGCGAGAAAAACCGGAGTGGTTTCAATATGCCGACTTACACGCTGCGTGATATTAAAACAAACAAGGTATGGGACGTCACTTGTTCATGGGATGAATTACAAATCATCCTAGATGAATTACCTGACGTTGTTAAAGAGTTATCAACACCAAAGATTGTAACTGGCGTTGGTAGTCTACATAGCAAAGTTCCAGACGGATTTAAAGATAGATTGAAACAAATCAAAAAGACGTCAGGCAGAGGCGAAAATATTAAAGTATGAAAAATTCAGCTGTTAAACAAGATGAGTTGTTTGTATATGAGCCTCTTACAGAGAATCAAAAGAAAACGTTTGATGCCTGGGATGACGGTGATAACTTAGCTCTCGTAGGATCCGCGGGTACAGGTAAGACTTTTCTTGCTATGTATCTCGCTCTTGAAGCTGTTACTGAAAAACAATCACCACAAGAGAAGATTACACTTTTCCGCTCTGTAGTACCTACAAGAGATATGGGATATCTTCCTGGAAGTATAGACGAGAAGAAAGAAGTATTTGAGACTCCTTATAAGAACATCGCTCATGAGATTCTTGGTGGTGATCAACCTTATAAGAGACTTATTACTACTCATCAGTTTGAGTTCATGACAACATCTTTTATTCGTGGACTGACAATTGATAACTCAGTTATTATCGTTGATGAGATGCAGAACCTTAACTTCCATGAGCTCGACTCAGTCATGACTCGTATTGGTAACAACTGTAGAGTTATTTTCTGCGGTGACTATCATCAGTCTGACTTTAGAGATGGTCATGAAAGAGATGGAGTTATGAAGTTTATGAGAGTAGTAGAACAAATGAAGAACTTTAGTGTCATTCAATTTGGATGGGAAGACATCGTAAGGTCTGATTTTGTTCGTGACTATATAATGACAAAAGAAATGTTAGGTATTAGATAATGGGGTTTATACATGAAAAAATTGATCTCGGATATGATGATCTGGTTACAGATACACAGCCCACAGGCAGGACTTATATTACTCCTGACGGTCGTAGGTTTCCTAGTATTACAACAGTTTTAGGAATATTAAGTCAAGACGCAATTGCTGAGTGGAGAGCTCGAGTAGGTGACGAAGAAGCAAATCGTGTTGGTCAAAAAGCGGCTAATCGAGGAACGCTAGTTCACGCTATCATTGAAAAGTATCTGAAAAATGAAGACACTACTGACTTTCTCCCATTTGTAAGACAGAGTCTCGAAAACTTACGTCCTATTTTAGACTCAAGAATTGGTAAGATTTTTGGACTTGAGTCTCCTCTTTATAGTGCCCACCTTCGCGTAGCTGGACGATGTGACTGTGTCGCTGAGTTCGATGGCGTACCGTCTATTATAGACTTTAAGACATCTAAACGCGTAAAGAAAAAAGAGAATATCTCTAACTATTTTGCTCAAATGTCTGGATACGCTGTTATGTGGGAAGAACGTACAGGTATGCCAATCACTAACACAGTCGTTATCATGGATGTAGATGATAACGAACCTTTAGTCTTTAAAGAACACAGAGATAATTATATTAAACTTCTTATTGATACAAAAAAAGAATACGATCGTAGACAACTTTTTCATGGATAATATTATGAGACTCTTTCTAATCACCTTGTTGTTTTTTACTTCTTCAGCATATGCGAGAGATATATATTTTCAGCCTCCAAATGAAATTAAAACTTGGGTGGTCTCATGCGATGTTGATCAAGGATCGATCACTGGAAAGGGCAAAAAGAGAAAGTTTAGACCGAGTGCAAACCTTTGTGATAAAGGATTTAAACAAAGATCTGAAATAAGAACTGACGCTGCTATCTCTGCAAAAGCGAATGTGACTTATCACTTTCAAACAATTTTCGATATAAACGCAAATAGGAATGAGAAGTTTGACATATTTCAAGTTCATGATGACAGAGATGGATGCGCTCCTCCTCTTAAGGTTAACATATTCTATGATAACACTATAAAACTTTACTCTGACTATAAAACAGGACCTGGAGAGAGTTGCAAGAGACAAGTCATGAGCTCTACAATTCCTCCTCAGACAACTATACTCAGAGACGGAACTCAGTACGTACTCGATATTTACTTAGATTTTGACGGCAAAGGTGGTTTTATTGTTGATGTCTATATAGATAACGTTCATGAAGCTCATGGAGTATATACTCCTCCTCAAGGCGACAGATACTACTTTAAGTCAAAATACTTTTACTTCAAACATGGTTCCTACTCATCCAATATGTTTGACTACGAACTCAATTCAGAATTTTTTATGAAAAAAATTACAAGTAATTGAAAACAAACAAATAAAAATTTAACTTTTTTAAAAAAAACTGTGTACATTTGCTTAGAATTGTGATATTATTAATCATGATAAAAAAA